TTCAATTGTCATTCCGTTACCTCCTCAACTTCAATCCCTTCACAATCGAACACCCAGCCGAAACCAGCTTCTTCTAGTTGCTTTCGGGTGTGTTCAGTTCTGATTGCATCAATCTCCATACGAGATTCAATAGTCCACTTATCTTCTTCCTTGTGGTAATTTAAGTAACTATTATAATTGGTAATCCCAATAATC